ATAGCTTCTGCGCAGGCTCAGCCACCGACAATGGCGTACTATCAGGTGCTGGCAGCATCCGATTACCGGGAGCACTTTCCAACCCAGTTGATCGAGCATGTAAGAGGGGAGAGGCTTGTGGACACCAGTGTATGTTATGAGCTGCCAGTGATCGAGGAAGGGGACTGCAGTTACAGGACAAAGGAATCATTCACGAGCAAGCCATCAGACACACGATTGCCTGCGAGGTTAGCAAGCCCGCTTATTCCCTATCCACAAGAGCTCAGAGACCTGTCATCGGATCTATATCAAGGGGATAGGGACGCAATCCATGGCCACCATTACTGTCAGATTAAATCACTTCACAGCGCCTATATGATACTAACCTCGAAAGGCATAGTCCCAGGCGGGGATGTATTCTTTGATATGGACCGCCTAAAAGCCTTTGCAAGGCAATCATATTCTCATAGAGAGGACCTCATCAATTTGGCAACATTATCATTCGCAAAGAGATCAACAGAACACGACTTAAGTATTGCTGCAGCAGCACGTGTACCCTTTGATGTGTCTACGTCGAATATATCGAAGTACACATCCTTTGTTATAATGATACAGCGACTGAGGATCCACATAGCAAAGGAACAAAATATTGCTACACTAAACACATACATTCATCAAACCAGTTGCGAGGAGGCAGAATATGTCATGTTTGATAATGGTGTATATATGTACAGGTCAACAAGGCCTGGATATTCTTATTGCATCTTGTCTTGTGGGGGGCATTTCAGGATGTACCATGAGCAGCTGGGTTATTGGTTTGCTGGGCCATCAACATACCTGGATTATATGTTCACCCTGTCGGATATACTCAACAATCTTGATGTTTTAAAGAATTGTGATGAGTATCGATGGGCAGCACGAATGTTCCAGCTTCTGATCGAATTTGCAGAGCATGAGGGTTACCACAGGGAACAAGTTGATTTTATGAAATCCCTGGAGGGTTTCCTACTGAATATGTCAGACTATGATAGCAGTTTTGCCATGAATTGGAAACCGATACTGGAGGCATTGTACGAGCTCTGGACACTAGACCAGACTATTTCTTCGGTCACATATGATTTTGGCCTACTGATATGCCTCCTTGCAGGGGAAAAGTTTGCACACCCCCGCACATCTCACCTCTGCAAAATCATCAGTGCTGCAAAACTTCTAAGCAGAACGCACCTTCAAGAGCTGTCTGCGCTACATAAACTGATCTTTTATGCTGAAGTCAATGCTGAGGCAGGGTTGAGGAAGTTCTTGAAACGAGTTCACACACCCAGAGAGATGGAAGATCACGCAGTAAGGAACATAACAAGGCTGGCAAAACAGCTATTTCTACTCTCCTACAGGAAAAAGCACAAAATGCTGCCTCACATCATCGGACCAGTCCATAAGGTCAAATTCCTGGAAACATGTGGGAGAAGGTCGGCAGCACAGCAGATAGACACACTCCCCCTGAGCTGGTGGGATGATATCAAAATCTTTGACTGCATGGACAACACACTAACAGATGATCCTCTCGAGTTTGCGAAGGACAAGGGTGCTCTGAAGAATCACATCTCATATGGTCCAGGGGATAGTAGAAAGGAATTGCTCCAAGTCATCGAGAGGGATGATTATAATCTCAAAGAATTCTTTCAAAGCAGAACCATAACCCCATTAAAGCAGCATGTGCGACATACATGTCAGATGAAAACCGCCGTCCCAATGGGTGATCCGGCAAGATTGATTGAGAAGGAGAAGGAACAGAAATATGAGGCAAGATTGTTTGCAAATGCAGAACTGGAAAATAAACATTCGCTAAGTTTGGTAGCTGCTCGAATGAAGAAAGCATTATCATACTTTGATGAACAGTTGATGACACCAACAGACAAGAAGAGGAAAGCATTGATCCATGAAGCATCTAGGGAACTCATGCAACCAGATAACTACTCACTACTTCTAGATATAGAAGGACACAATCAGTCTATGCAATATCGAAACACCCATGAGCTGTGTGAATTCATAGGCAACTTATTCGGCCATGATGGATGGGGGCAGCTTGGCCATTACTTCAGCCAACTCGAGGTATACCACTATGATGAGTACTTAGACAAAGTCACAGTCTCCAATGGTCAACTTGGTGGAATTGAGGGGTGGCTCAATCCGTTGTGGACCCTCCATACAACTCTGATGATGAAACTGCTGAGGATTATGACTGATATCGATGTTCGCCGAATCATGGTTTATTCAGATGATGTGAATGCTGTCCTACACATAGGACAAGCATCAGAGGCCATGGTGCAGTCTGTATTTTCAAAGGTCATGAAGCATTGCAGCAAATTTGGGATGACTGTGAAGTATTCACAAACTACTCTATCTAAGCACCGCATCACCATGTTACGACAGCATTATGCGGATGGGGTACGGGCAGACTCGACACTTAAACGGCTCATATCTGTGAGTGCAGCAAACAACCCTATGTTGGTATCGGAGGAGCTGGAAGTTTCCGGGATCAGTTCTTCAGCTTCATCTGCCATGGAACTCAGCAACCATCATGAGGCTTGTTCATACCTGAAGAATTATAAGCTCGGTCTCCTCCTCAGCAGACTGCCACAAATGATACTATGCAAATTGAATGATGATAGTATGATATCCTCGAATGAACTCCCTGAGAAATTGTCAAATCTATTGTACTACTCCAAAGATGATATGGCATCTGTGAATCCGACTGCTGATCAGGGTCTACTTATGTCTGTGAAGAATGACATTGCTGCATACTTGGGACGGAATAAGAATCACATGAGCACAGATCTCCTGAGATCTGCCCTAGCAGGTGTATATGGGACTAGTGTTGCTGAGAGTCGCTTAGTGGACTCACCTGATCGCATTCTATACTTACAAGTTTATGATCCTTTTTTACAGGACCTCCTGTTTTTCTGGACATATCTCCCCTGCAATCTGGGTGGCCTGGGGGCATCGCTCCACCTGAACCTCATGTTATCGGGCCATAGTGTAGGGTTTACAAAGTCCATCCATTATCTACACCAGTGGGTGAATGAGTATTCTACAGACCCTGATTATTTCCGGAAATACTTGGCGTGCACTCTATCAATTGATGAAGCAAATGACCTGAACATGGATGAATCACGTACTGTTACATCCACATGGCAGAATGACAGGAGAGTCTGTCCTGCGACCACCAGCGTACAGCAATCCATCAAAGCAATGGTCAGAGCACACACGAAGAACAAGAAGATATTAACAATGTTTGATCTTGCTGAAGATCGCGACGGGCTAGCCCGTGAATATCTAAATATTTTTCGTACTAATTTCCACCCCAGGATAGTGCAATTTTACCATGAGAACACCTCAGTCCATTTCGTTGACTTACTCATTAGCAAAATAGAAACAAGTTCAGGGCTACTCCTCAAGGTACGACATATCACCAGACTAAGGCACTCACTGGCCAGGAGAACGATAGAGAATATTAGGATGGCAGCTGTCACCGGGCGGACCCATTACTGTAATCTCATACAAGGGGCCGATATTGTAGAAGAATTGGTTTCCCGACGGTGTGCCATGTTCCCTTTGATAAGATTCATCAAGGTGGAAGAGATATTATACGATGACAAATTGATTGAAGTCGACACGCACCAGGCCATCCTAACCATCAGAAGATGTGCACCCACACACTATCGGAATGGCATCAAAGTTTATGATGATCCCAAAGTAGGTAATGAGACTCTCTACAAGGGGGAACTCTTGGATGATGACCGGATGCTAGGTAATAAGGAAGAATTGTTGGCAGCAAAGCTAGTTGCTGTCACCAAGTGGTTCCTGACCAAGGGGAATCACCTGTCTGCTCAGGAGTATTCACTAGACGAATTGGATTGTGTTAAGGCTTGCAATTTATCCTTGTCTACTCTGACAAACCAGACTTTTGCTGAATTGTTCCACTATGCACCGACAGAAACTGGGGGAGAAATTCTTCACAGGATTCCGAATGTGAGATTCAGTACGGCAACATACATCCGATCTGAAATGAACCTGTCCCTTAAATACACAGCGGAATTGACACAATACTTGATCACGAGACTAGGTCTTGTTGATAGCAACATCAATTTTGATTACATGAGAATGAGGTGCCTTGTTGCAGCCATAGTTAGGGACAAATATGATAATCTACGCCGGCTGGTGACAAAATACAGGTTATCTAGTATGGTGGGCATTCATGATGTCCAGAGTATCACTCCACAGCGGACGGACTACCGTCCGAGAGACGGATTCGGCTGTTACGGTAATATTAGGGGACATACTCTATCCAAGATGAGATTCCGATATCTCTCACACTCATATCTCAATGAAGAAAATGTAAATGAATGGGCACTAATGCCAAAAATCACAGAGGTTGAAACAGCAGAAGTCATCGGCACAAATTATGTGAATGATCTGATTTTGCGGTATGCAAGAGACCTTGACAGGGACTATATGTTACTCAGCCCGACTCTGATAGAACAGGACATCTGGACACCATTGATTGACAAGCTAAACAAGATAGACAAGACTTGGAAAAAATCGGTAGGCTGCTCTGATATAGAAGAAATCAGTGAACGGTTACAAATGGTAATGGGTCAACGCGGGAGGATCACCCATATAGACAAATCAAACAGGGTGGTATTGGCACTCCAGGAAAAGTGCTTGGATGAGATAGCCGATACAACACCTAATGATATAGAATTCCATGGATTGGTAGGTAAATATTCCGCTGTTTTCAAAAATAGAAGGCACTCAAGGCGGCTATCTATGCGATTGGCTCAGTATCAGGCGATATTGCATTCCTATGACAAACATAGGTTTCAGCTAGCTCGTGCACTCATATTGGAGTATATCGCAACATTCCATTTCAAGGTGAAAGTTGCAGGTAGAGAAATAGTTGTAGACGTGGAGGAGTCCATCCATGAATTCTTATCTCAGGGTTTAGGGAAGCTGTCATTGATGGCAGTAAATCCTGATCTTCAGGTACGGATATTAATCTTAGGTTGTGATTATGTGGAGAATGTCATCGCAAATCACACAATGGAAATCATTGGATCCTACAGGGAACTGTGTAATGATATATCTTTAGCTGATATTATATTACCTACTGATTTACCATCAATCCCCAATTATACCACCTTGACTCGGGATGAAGAGATTCCCAATTACATGACTGAGGTGGAGTACATAGCTCAGGAAATACCCCTCTCTGCAATGGCAACATTATCCCATATACAGCCACTATGCAGATATGCACATCTCTGCTCAACCACTGGTGCGATGCCTCAGGTCTTTACTAGTCCAACAGGATCTGATTCTCTAGCCAGTCAGATCGGTCTGCTGCGCTTTTTGTCATCAGAAAGCTTGATATTGCCGAGTACGAAGTTGTGTGATTTAACTGCTGGCAGGGGAGATGGAAAATATGCTAGTGATTATTTGGGAATTAGGAGTGATTCGTACTGCAGGAGCGACACATTCTCCCGGGTCAATCATCACCCTGATCTGATATTTAAGTCCGATTACAATGTATTTGATGGTTCGACACTGAAGTTCGTGACTGGCTACCAATTCGTTCATGTAGATATCTCATTCACCGGCAGTGATCACAACAATATTCTCGATCTTGTACTATTTCTAGAGAGTCAGAACCTGTCATATAGCATAAGGCTCAATTCAGTCGTGTGCGATGGTTATGTGGAGGGGATTGCAGAATCTGCCACACGATACCACCATAAGATTGCTTATGCTATGAACAAGAACTTCAAGCCCTACCAAATTTATCTAATAGGCCATCCATCTGAGGAGTTCCAAGGGTGGACAGGACCACAATTGAAGGAAACAGTAGCATTCAAGGCATTGGCGTTGAGTTATTCTCATCTCCTGTCCCCTGTCACCCACCAATTTCGGTTATTAGAGTATGAACCTAATTCCGCAAGTATCTACCTGCCTCGTGGTCAAAAATTGATCGAATTAATAAGTACCATATGTGACCAATCAATTGAGGCTGAGCAATTGTACTATTGCAACAGGTATATGACAGAAATTGGCAAAGGTGCAACCATAGAATTCTCCCACACGCACCTATCAGGAGAGGGGAAGAAATTAGTGGAAGAGAGAGCCGGCCTCTTTGAGATCACACCATTCACGACATATACAAATTTGGAAGTATCCCAAGTCGGAGATGTGAGTGAGAAGGCAAGACCTTTCCATGAGGCACATGTCATAGCAATGGTGAACCGTAAAACTGCTATCTGGTCGATTCCACTGCTCGCCTGTGATGAAGAACTGTTGTATTTCTTTCGTACACGACATCCCGTGAAAGAGATAAGGGGATGGTGTAATGTTGCTCTGGGATTGCTGCAATTCTGTAGAGCTGATTTTCTATCTGGACACGGTTCCCTTGAATCCCTACACACCTACCTCCACACAAACAATCCCACCTCGCTGTCTTCACACCAGAGGGAAACATTCATGGCCATCAAACTCCTCATACTAGCTGCTAAAAATGACAATTATACATATGGTGTACTCTACTGTCATCAGCTGATGCAGATAGATAGATCTTGCCGAAAATCAGTCGGGCGGACACTGAGGGCGTACAGATTGTTGAGTTACATTTTCGAATCTGTCAGGAAAATGATGCATCGCGGTGAGATATGCATACGGGCCATTGACGCAATTGAGAACGATCTGGAAGTGCGTGAAAAGAAGAAATTCAGATACAACAGGACATCTGTGGCCACCCCCAGGTATCAGCAAGATGATTTACTTTTGGAGCACATTATTTCAGATTCTATTGAGGACTTATTCTCCAATCTGAGCTCATATGCTGCAGAGTTAGCAGCAGAAGTCTCAAGCCCAGAGGCTTTCATCGGATTTGATGCTTCCGTTGTGGGCGAGTCACTTACATTCGATATCGGCTTACAGGACCACATTGATGCAATGGTGGCCAGACTTAATCTCAAGCCCTCTGGCCCATTGAACATCATTGATCTAGGTGATGATGAGATCATAGAACATGATGACTGGTGATCGCCATACCATCTTCCGACGACGATGTACCAGTGCAATGATGACGACTAGTCTCGAGTTAGTCACGTATACCCACCACAATATGTAACAGTGATGGTGGCAACACACAAACTAACTTGAAAGAACAACCTTATTGCCATTGAACATCATTGATCTAGGTGATGATGAGATCATAGAACATGATGACTGGTGATCGCCATACCATCTTCCGAC